CTCTCTAGCCGGGGGACGGCGGGGGGACTATGGGAACTCCAAAGAAGTACGCGAATCTGTCGGACATGACGCAATGCCATCCTGGCCCAAGGGGTGGCTCGGTTTGTTTCCGGCCCGGTGATGCCAGGGAAGGGAACTGGTGGTCTCGCTTCGAGCGAAAGGACAGCACAGGGCTCAGCGAAGTCCCGCACGACTACGTACCGTCGAGGGATTTCAAGAGGTTGCCGCGATCGCAGCGGCCAGTCACGAGCCCACGAATTGTGTCGGAGCAGCCGAGGGCAACTGGGTGCACGAGTAGGTGTGACAGCTCCTGCCAAGTCGCCTGTGAGAACACTTGCCAGATGCTGTGCGAACAGTCGAAGCAGACGATCGCTGTCTTTGACTCATACGAGAAGGTAGGCCCGGCGTACTACTGCCGCTTCTGCGAGTGGTCGACGGTGGACGCAGAGCGAGTAGTGCAGCACATGGAGGCCTACCACCCTGAGAAGGCGAGGAGGCCCGCGAAGGAGGAGAGCCCGGAGTCCTGGTCGGGCGATCAGCAAGTCCTGGACCCGGACGCGTCAGGGGGTGGACCCTCTGGCACTGGTAGCCCAGCCGTCCCCACTTCTGGCTCTCCGCCTTCCGGGCTTCGCAAAGAGGCGAAGGAACTCAAGAAGGACTCCGGTAACGGATACTGGAGGATCGAAGACGGACTGTTCGTCTGCGTGAAGTGCGACGAGGTCGCTGGCGTGCGATGGACTACGTCTGGCAAAGCGCAGATGACCCGGCACGCGAAGAGGGTGCATCAGTACCAGCCTGAGGAGGGCCGGGAGGTCGGGGCATGAGCGACAAGCTGAACACCGCGTACGTTGTCAAGACGATGCAGCAGCGCCTCGGCATAAGTCGACGCTCGGTTGAGGTCAAAGAGGACGACATAGTCGAAGCGGTCGAGCAAGCATTGGACAAGTGGAACGAGTACCGCTCGCGCATCGAGTACCACACTGTCCGCAACGTTTTGACGAGGGAGAACGAGCCGTTCTCGGTCTCGGTGGACAGCTGCGCCATTGGTGTGCGGGCAGTCTACTTCCTTGTGCCGTACTATGATGTTGCCAGTGGTCTGACGATCTTCGAGCTGACTGAGAAGCTGACGATCAGCCGCCTCGGGATGCGCGACATCGCTCTGAGCCGATCGACCTGGGAGAACTACCGCCGCGTGCGCGGTGTCGATCCACACTGGCACTTCGACCAGACTGACCCGCAGGATAAGCGGATTGTGTTCTATGCTCCGAGTGGGCCGTTCGACGCCGGGTACGAGTTGCAGTTGCCGTTCACGAACCCGGAGCAGATCGAGAAGACCAGGGACTCGCACTTCCTGTCCATGGTCGAAGGATACACACGGCGCATTCTGGCCGAGATCCGGGGGAAGTTTGGCGGCCAGGTCCTCGGGCCGGGCGGCAAGACGGTGCAGCTCGACTCGGACAAGCAGATGCAGATGGCGGACAAGATGCTCGAAGACGGGGAGATGAAGCTGCGGCTGTCGCGGCCGAATCTTCCGGTGCCGTTCTACTTCTAGGGGTGAGCGATGGCTGACTGGGCACTCCCAGTATACCCGACCGAGCCCGAGAAGGACATCGTCCAGGACTTCGAGTACCTGCGCGAGTACGCGACCGATCATTACCCAGCTGTGCCGTATCGGCGCTTGACGACGCAGCCGCAGGAGTTGGACGACGTACACCACGAAATCGCGGTCCACCAGCGGACGTATGCTGCCGCCGTGATCTTGCATGGATTCGTGACACAGGCTGGGAAGCACGACCAGCCAACGACGAAGGGTGTGATCGACTGGGAGCGCGACATCGTCTTGCATGTGCCGAGCTTCATCCTGGAGGACCTGGGGTGGGTCGTGCTCGGTGCGGACTCGGACATGCTGACTGTGAGCCTGGGGATGGGTGACGTCTTCAAGTTCCACGAGTACGAGTTCGAGGCGTTCAACGCGCAGAGGAGCGACGAGCGTTACCACAACACTGACATCCCGATCTATTGGGACATCAGCGCGAAGAGATTCAAGCCGGATAGCGGCATCGCAATTGACTGGGATATGGACCCGAGGGGCTGATGTTCAAGGGCAAGGTAGAAATCGGGCGGTTTGACTTCGAGAAGCTCGCGAGCAACGCTCGCGATGCGCTCGCTCGTGTCCATGCTCGTCGCAGTCAAAGCATGGCCGAGGCAATGACTGCGGGTCTGCACACAGCAGCCGCCCGCGCCGAGCAGACGGCCAAGATCGTTGGCGAAGAAACTGAGTCGCTGACGAGGGTCGTAGATGACGCAGAGCAAATTGAGTTCGAGTCCCGAGAGGGACCCACCACCATAGTTGGCGGCGTAGAGCACAGGCGGTCTGTGGTCTCGCCAGCCGGGGAGACCGGGAAGAAGTCCGGCCTCACTCCGGAACAAGTTAGCCGTGCCTTCGAGTTTGGCTCAGTCGCGCATGGAGTCCCTGCCACAGCATTTTCCCGAGCGGTAGTGGATCAGCAGCGCAGAGAGTCCGCGAAGGACATCGAGGAGGTAGCGAAGGCGATCCGATGACGATCGATAAGGCTCAGGCCTGGTGGGAGTCGACACAGGTCGACCTCAAGCTCAGGCGCGGCCAGAGTGGGCTCCGTCTTCTGGGTATTGCAGGAGACGTTGGCTACTCCCCGTACACGCTGCGTCGGGCCGTGGAGCGCGTCATGCCGGTGCTGAAGCGATGGATCGTTGACAGCCAGGCGCCCAAGTGGGCCGAGAAACTCCTGCGGGAGTGTCGGCGTCACTACGACGTTCTGGAGCTAGTACCTCCGCTGGGCGACGAGATCGAGGTGTAGCGTGACAGAGTATGGCAGTCACGTAGACATGCAGATCTGGTTGGAGTGGTACGACGGTTACGACAAGGCCATGATCCGTTGGCTGTTGAACAAGGTCAAGCGGATGGCGAAGGCCGTGCCGACTGTCTTTGCCGCGCCGGAGCGTGCCTTCGGGCAGCTCGCCAAGGTCCTCAACAAGCGGAACGTGGCCAACCAAACCTACACCGAGAAGACCGTGCCGCTTCCCTTCATGTCACTCTCACGGCTGCAGGATCGCGGTGACCTCGAACGTCGATGGCACCAGGGCCGGATCAGGAAGCTCCAAGCCGTCAACAGCAGCGGCATGCGTCTCCCACTGCCCCTGGGGACGTTGCCCTCAGGCACGGACGAGGAGATCTCGGCTCAAATGGACGGTTGGGAGGGCACGTTGTTCCCAACACCGGTCATCATCCCATACCAGCTCGACGCCTGGGCGCGGAACCTCCGCGACCTCGACCTGATCTACAAGCAGGTTCTGGGCGCGATGGATCTCGGCGACATGGCGTACCTGACCATCAAGCACCCCGAGCCGTGGGGGTACATGTACCGGCCGATCAGGTGGACGGGTATCTCGAACAATAGCGATCTCGAAGTTCCGGGCGACGGCAGTGAGCGGTCACTGCGGTACACCCTGACCTTCGAGATCGAGGCGTACATCATGAAGCCGACCGAGATCGTCAAGGCCGTGAAGTCGGCGCAGGTCACGGTGAGCGAGCTTGATACTGACGAGCTACTCGACATCTGGGTATTGTACGACGTACGAGTCGACTTGGCGTAGTTTCAGGGTCTGCTGTATAGGGGGCGGCAACTGTGAAGGAGTGCCACTGATCGTAGATGCCAGAATGGTTCTGGCGGCTCCATAGCGGGAGCTATCGGTCTCGGGCAGAAAGGACAGTTTCATGTGTGCAGTAGCAGTCTCCCCAGGGGTGTATACCACCGAAATAGATTTCTCACTCTACGCGCCGAGGCTGGCGTCAACGATCTGTGCAATGGTGGGCTCGGCATCTCGTGGTCCTACGGACGAGCGCATGCTGATCACCGACGAAGGGACGCTGACCGAGACCTTCGGTCCACCTTCGAGTGACCATCCGGCGCTCTACGCGGCGCAGCAATACCTGCGCAGCGGTCGGAACCTCTGGTTCGTGCGCGTGTCGAGCTACGATGCCAAGGCGTCAGGCGCGATCCGCAACGTGCCCAACACCGCGAACGCCGTGGACATCGAGGCGGCCAGCTCGGGTTCCTGGGCCAACAATCTCAAGGTTGTGGTTGCGGCTGACGTCGGGTCTGGTTACCGAGTCTCGGTTTACTACAACAACATCCTCGTTGAGAAGAAGAACGGCGTCCTGGTCGGTGCGGCCAACGTAAGCAGCCCGAACTACATCGAGACACAGTTCGCGAATTCGTTGTACGTGGTCTTCAGCGACACGGGAGCGTATACAACTCTCAAGGAGGGGACCTCCACACTCACCGGTGGTCTCGACGGCGCGGCCGACGACTCGGATATCGTGGGCACCACGATCGGCAACACGTCAACGGGCATGCAGCTATTCCGCAACGACGAACTCGTTGACGTCAACATGCTGCTCTGCCCGGGCCGATGGGAGAAGAGCGTCATTGGCGCCATGATCGACCTGTGTGAGTCCCGAGCGGACTGCATGGCGATCGTCGATCCGCCGTCCGGGCTCACGGTCCAGCAGGTAGTCGACTGGCACAACGGCCAGCTGACCGGTCACGCCGACTACCTGACGGCAGCGCCCAACAGCAGCTACGCAGCGCTCTACTGGTCGTACGTGCAGGTCTATGACTCCTACAACGACCAGTACGTGTGGATCGCGCCGTCCGGTCCCGCAGCTCGCACGTGGGCGTACAACGACTCGGTGTCAGAGCCGTGGTTCGCCCCGGCCGGTCTCATACGTGGCAACAGGCCGGGCTGGCTCGACCTGGAGCACTCCCCGTCGCTGGGCGAGCGCGACTACATGTATGGCTACCCCGGCCACAACGTGAACCCGTTCGTGAACTTCGTTCGCGATGGTATCACGCTCTGGGGGCAGAAGACGTTGCAGCGAGCACCGACGGCGTTGGATCGCATCAACGTCCGCCGCATGCTCCTCTACGCGAGGAAGGTCATCGCGACGGCCGTGCGGTACCTCGTCTTCGAGCCCAACGACTCGATCACCTGGCTCCGCTTCCGCATGCTGGTCGAACCGTTCCTTCGCAACATCGCGACGCGGCGTGGCATCTACGACTTCCGGGTCGTCTGTGACGCAACGACCAACACGCCGTACTACATCGACCAGAACGTGATGCGAGGCAAGCTGTTGATCAAGCCGACGAAGGCGGCCGAGATCATCGAGATCGAGTTCACGCTCCTGCCCACGGGGGCGGAGTTCGACGAGTTCTAGGATTCTTTTGGGTGGGCGTTCCTCATGCGGGGAACGCCCACCCAGCTGGGCAGGGAAGGAGCTGACGATGGCAAGGGTAATGGGTGCGGACCACGTAGCTGAAGCGAACGGCAAATTCGAGCCGCAGCGTCCGTTCAACTTCAAGATCGTGCTGCCGCAGGATGCAGGACTCGGCAACGCCGAGGACGTCGAGTTGTCGGTGCTGTCGTTCTCGGTGCCGAACATCTCGAACGAGCCGATCGTGATCCCGTTCTTGAACGAGGATCGTAAGATAGCGGGTGCCGTCACCTTCGAGAACGCAACGCTCGTCATGGTCGACTACGTTGACCCGAACGTGCTCGGTGCGCTCGACGGCTGGCGCAAGAAGGTCTACGACCCCGAGACGGGTGGCGTCGGCCTGGCGCGTGACTACAAGTTCGACATGTCGATGAAGATGTTCGGACCGGACGACCAGGACAGCTTCAGCCGCCTGTGGCGTCTCGTTGGCATCTGGCCGCAGAGCATCCAGCACGGAGAGTTCTCGATGGCCACGCGAACGGACTACAAGCAGGTGACTGGGATCTTCTCAGTCGACCGGATGTATCTGGAGGCCGACGGTGGTTCGTCGGGTGCGTAGTTAGACCGTAGGGTCCTGGAAAGGGGACGGTGATGGATCAGGCAGAAGTAATGGTTTCCGAGCTGATGAAGGTGGGCTTGCCATCGAAGGGTATGCTGTACGGGGACAAGCTCCCCGACGGCGTCTTGCATGTGCGTCCGTTGTCGACCCGCGAGGAGAAGATGCTGATCTCTTCGCGGGTTCGCAGCGGCCAGCTGATGTATGACATCGTCTCCGGCTGTATCCGGTCGGAGGACAAGGTCAAGATGCCGTTCGAGCAGTACTTGGTCGGCGACGTCGTCTACCTGTTCCTTATGATCAGGACGGCGACGTACGGCGCGGACTACATGTTCATGCCGAGCTGCAAGTATTGCCAGAAGCCCATCAAGATCGAAATCCGCGTGCCGTATGACCTGGGCATCTACGTGTTGGAGCCTGGTTTCAGCGAACCGTTCGAGACCGTGCTTCCGATCAGCAAGAAGAAGCTCGGTCTGCGCCTCTTCAGGATCGCTGACGAGCAGGACGTGCAGAACTACGAGAAGGTGCGCGAGAACCGAGGTGAGGAGAACCCGGGGTACGTGTACCGAATCGCGAAGCACATCGTCAATGTGGGCGGCAATCCGTATCCCATCGAAGAGGCGTGTGAGTTTGTCGAACGACTCCACGCACGAGACACCGAAGCGATCCGCGAAGCCATTATCAACGTGGACTGTGGTGTGGACCTACAGCTGGAACGGCAATGCGAAGGGTGCGGGCGAGTGAACGATGTCTTCTTCGAGTTCACGCCCGACTTCTTTCGGTCTAACAATGCCCGCGTACGACGACGGCGCGGGACCGTTGGATGACCAGATCTGGTTGTTCATCAACGGTGGTTGTCAGTTCGATGTCTCGAACCTT